TATCATCATCCACCTCAGCCGTTCCTCGTTCTCTACAGCCTCTTTAAGCGCCTGCAAATGGGCTTCGTATTCAGGACTGCTGTATGCCTCCCTCTCTTGCGTGACGGCTGTCTTGTGCCCCATACGCTCAGCCTCAATCATCAGTTGAGCCTTAAGGGTCTTACGGAACTCTTCCATGTATATCCGCTCTGACTTGGCTTTAGCGTAGGGCTTGCTCTGCTCAATCAGGAAGTCAACAGCTTCCTGCGGGTCAATCTCTTTTGGCTTTTTCATTCATTGTTCTCCGTTGTTAGCTCTTCTTTTCTATGACGTGTGCAGGCTCTGCCACAGTACTCATCCCAACTCTTTTGGGTTGTGACCTTTGATCCGCATCTGGTTACGTAGTGGTAGTTGCCATCATAAAAACGATATACCTTGCATCCATCGAACTCTTGAACGACTTGCATCTTGTGCATTTCAGCAATTTGTTCTTCAGATGGCGCAAAATGATTACAGAGTTCAATAAAAGTAAAAATAACGCCAAATATACATATAACAGCAATTATTGTGTCATATAAAAAACTATATTTTGGAACAAATGTTTTGTTTGTTGATACATATTTATTGTCTGAGGACTGTATAAATATTTTTTCTGGATTCACATAACCAAATGTATAACGGTATTGTTTATTCATCGAAGTAATCCTCGTAAAACGCCCAACAAACTAACCATTCCAAACAATATATATTTGCAAGTTGATTTCTCATATTTCCGTAATACTGTGCCATATGCAAACACAAATTCTTTGATGGTAGATTTTTCATTGGTTGTTCTCTTAAATCAAATTTAAATTAACAATTACTGGCTCTTTTAAATATCTATTCATTTCTAAATATCGCATAAACCATTGTCTTTTACGTTGCACTCTTTTATCTATATCCTTAACTTTCCATAAAGAAAAATTTAAAATATATGCAATTTCTTTATAGTCAATTCCTCTTTCTCTACAATTTTCAACTATTAATTCTGTTTCACTAAATGTTTGTTGAGATTTTTTTTGAATTTTTTTATAATTTAAATTTAAATGTTCATGTTTTAATTTAAATTCTTGCCATTCACTTTTTTTTATAGTCATCTTAATCTCCTATACACCAGTCCCTCAGCCATCAGGCTTGGGTACTGCATATGATCCATCGCCCCAGGGCGTCCTGTAAACGGTCTTAGCTCTGCTCCGTCATAAGTACCTAGCATCCTATTGATTCTCTCAACTCGTGGCTTCCTAGACTTCACAGCACCCATTGATAGATACTTCTCCTCTCCCCTTGGGGTAATGGATAAGTAAGGATAAAAAACATCTCCGTTTGATCTGGAGATAAATCCATCATTAAGTAATGGTGAAATAATAAACTCTTCAAGTCTAAGTATTGATTCTGTATAACCTATTTCTTTTCTAAGTTCTTGTGCGGTTATCCTTGATTGATATATCCTAGCTAACGCTTGATGTATCCTACTACCCGTCGTGTATTTACTGATCATCTTGTTCAATCTCCACAATAATCTTGCCTGGCTTTTCTCCCTCAGTCCAATTAATTTCAATTGGTCTAAAGAACCTATCGTTAACCTGTAAAGCATCAGCAAAACCATCAAGCAAAGACTTACTCGCACTCAAGCAATTGTCTATGTCCCTGTGTCTTTTATCTGGCATTACAAATGTTAACTTTAACTTAATGTTACCACCATTCCAAGTCCAATTTCTTTTTTCTTGTTTGGTTAAATAAAATCCTGTCTCACGACAATCACCTTTTAGCTTATATAGCTTTGCCCATGCGTGACCATGCATTCTGTTGGGGAACAATTCTTTTGGTGGGAATGGTAGTTCAACTCTCATCTTCAACCATCTGTATTCTTTTGCCGATCCAAGCCATGACGGGTACAGCCATTGAATTGCCGAGCGCTTTATATCTTGGACCATCGGGCGTGTCTTTCCCTTTTGGCTTGATGTCGGTGTAATTATCAGGGAATCCTTGCAGTCTTTCGCATTCAACTGGGGTCAGCCTTCTTACTGCCATAGACGCCTGATAAACCGCATTAACTTGCTGAGTAACTTCTGAGGATTGCGGTGACCTTGAAGGGTCATTTGTAGTTAGCGTTGGAGCAATAACAGTTCCAATTGATTCATTTACTCCGCCTTGTGGGCTTTTAATAGTTTGATTGACATCCGATAACGAATGGTTGTAGGTGTCAAAGGCTTGGACTGAGATATTCTGAGACTGCAAAACCCCTCCAACATGATCAATAGAACCATTCCCGCGCAATGTTTGCGTTGTTTTTTGATTGATGGTTAGGTTATACATATCAATTGCCTGAACAATACCTAGTCCACCTTGATTCTTACTTGGATCAGGCACTGTAGTATTTAAAGTTTTGGACAATTCAACCTGCCTGCATCCGCTATCTGGATTTTTAGACTTCATGCTATTGCTTGCAAGACTATCAAAAGAATATGCAACGCCATGCACACCTGTAGCATTTAATGTATACATCGGACCACCCTCTGTAAATCCATCCCCATTACCGCCATTCTGTGGCTGCCTACCAATAGTATTCTCTGCCAATGCTATCGCCTGAACAAATGGAGTATTTCCTCCGCCAGTACCCCAACTAGACGTTACAGTTTGGCATACATCACCCATTAGCTTGACCCTGGAGTCACTTGGGTGGTTCTCATACACTACGCACTCTTCATGGTTGTTGCGACTCGCTCCAAAGCGTGCTGTAATTGTGGCGGCAGTTTCTTGCCTCTGCTTTCTGCTCGGCGGAGGATTCCCGCGCAAGCTTTCTGGCTCAAAAAGAACCTTTGCGGCAGACTCCCAGTCTCCAAGACATCCGACAACAAACACACGGCGGCGTCTTTGTGCCACTCCGAAGTACTGAGCGTCAAGGACTCGGTAGGCCCACCCATACCCGAGTTCTGCCACCGCCCCAAGGAAGGAACCAAAGTCCCGTCCTCCCGACGAACTGAGGACACCTGGGACGTTTTCCCAGACAAACCATTTGGGCTTAAAGTGGTCAAGTAATCCACAATAGGTGAGCATGAGGTTTCCTCTTGGGTCTTCAAGTCCTTTTCTGAGTCCTGCGACACTGAAGGACTGACACGGGGTTCCTCCGACCAAAAGCTCAATTGTTCCAAGATTCCACTCCTTATATTTAGTCATGTCACCAAAATTAGTGACGTTTGGATAATGATGTTTTAAAACTTCTGATGGGAATTTCTCAATCTCACTAAATCCTGCTGCCTCCCAACCCAGCGAATGCCAAGCAACTGTCGCCGCTTCGATACCACTACATACACTTAAATATTTCAATTACAACTCCTATGGATTAACTTCGAGTTAAGGATACCACATCAAAATGCTGTCCTAAATCTCATTGGGTCTTTGCCCTGCTCCTCAACGTACTGCTGAGAGTCTTTGTGGTACCAGAGGTTAAACGTCGGCTCATCCTCCCCGTTCCTTTGCTTGCGACATAGGATCATGGCGTCAGGGTCAGACTGTGCGGCGCTAAGTATCCCCTTAGACTTCAGGTCGTCCTCTTTCTTTTTATTGCGCCACACGAGCATGATGTTGTCAGGTTGGTCGGTGATTGAGCCTGAACCCTTGTTGTCGTGCTTGTCAGGCAACTCGTACTCATCCTTGGGCTTTCGCAGGTGGTGAACTACGTGAATATGCCCTGCGTAGTCTCTAGCCATTCCACAGCACCTGTCGATAAAGTACTTCTGACCGTTGTAGTCGTCCTCCCCCATCACGCACTTCATGAGCGAGTCTACAAATACGTGCTGAATCTTCAATTCCTCAAAGCAGTACTTGATCATGCCCAGAACCGTGTCAGGTTTCACCGAGCCTTGTTGGTCATAGAACCACATGCCTTGGTCTAACCACACGCCAAACTCGTTGTAAAGCTGTTTGAGAGCCTCCAAACCTTCAGGGTTCATGAACTCCTTGGACGTTGGATTCATGCCTATAAACTGCCTAGCCATGCGCTTCATGGTCGTCACAGGCTTCATCTCAAAGCTTGCGATACAGACCTTCTGTTGTTGTTGGATGAGGCTGAGAGCCACCTGGGA